ACCATTAACTGGGTATTCCAACCCCTAGGTAGAAATACTACCGATAAATATTTGGACAAAAATTTTTGGCTGGATGCAAGTGATCGCTTAATGTATGAAGGGAAAGCTCCACAGTTTTCTGACACACAGCGAGCACGTATGCCAGCTTTTTTCGAGCATAGCAATGTCAATCTCCCTAAATACGCTTAAGCTTCACAACGAAAGAGTTGATGAGCTTTTGAAAAGGGTGGAGGATAATTTTAAATGGCAACCTGTCCACTCTAAAGAACCAATTGAATCAATCATGTACCGTGCTGGTCAAGCCAGTGTGGTAGACTATATAAAAAGATTATCGGAGGAAGAATAATGTGCCTTGGTGGAGGGAAAAGACCCCCAGCTCCTAAGCCTATGAAACCTGCGCCTCCTCTCAAGCCAACGCCACCACCACGTGATGTACCAAGGCCAGAGGAAATATCTGCATTCAATGAAGAGGATATTGTAGAAGGCAAAAGGAAAACAAAATTAAAAATTGATAAATTAAAAGCTGGACTTAAAGAGTTCGGTTCCATACAAGGTGATGTACCAACAGCACCTGCACAAGGTATAACAGCACCTGCTAATACTGGAGGTGGTGATGATTAAACAATTAATGAGGACATTTTAATGTGTATGGGAGGCGGCGGCGGAGGTTCAGGCCCCAAAGAAGTTGGAAGTTTCGAGGAAGAAGAACCTACCACGCAAACCAATAGAACTAACCTATCAATAGATCAAACAAAGAAAAAGGACCCTAATAAGAAAACTGGTCTGCATACAGGTATGCTAGGAGGTGTAGCAGACTCAATGCAACAATCAAATAGGTACGGGTAATGAAAGCACGTGATAGATACAATCAACTAACATCAGGTAGAAATCAGTTCCTTGATACCGCAGTTGAATGTTCAAGATTAACATTACCTTATCTAGTACAAGAAGATTTAAGTTCACGTCCAACTCATCAAAAATTAATCCAACCTTGGCAGTCAGTAGGAGCCAAGTCAGTGGTCAATTTAGCAGCTAAACTTATGTTAGCTTTGTTACCACCACAGACTAGTTTCTTTAAACTACAAGTAAGGGATGATAAACTAGGTGAAGAAATACCTAGACAAATAAGGAGTGAATTAGATTTATCCTTCTCCAAAATGGAAAGGATGATAATGGATTATATTAATGCATCTACTGATAGAGTAGTTGTACACCAAGCTCTCAAGCATTTGATTGTCTCGGGTAATGCATTAATATTTATGGGTAAGGATGGTCTTAAGAATTTTCCTCTTAACCGCTTTGTAATTAACAGAGATGGTGACGGGAATGTTTGCGAGATTGTTACAAAGGAACTGATTAGTCGCAGGATGCTGGACATAGATCTGCCAGTATCATTACCAAATTCTCCTGGAGATGATGGTTACAAGACAGGATCTGATGATACAGACGTTGAGGTATACACCTACGTCAGACAGGATGAAAAAAATGGTAGATGGGTTTGGCATCAGGAAGCATTTGATAGAATAATTCCTGGTAGTCGTAGCACAGCACCAAAGAATACAAGTCCTTGGTTAGTATTACGATTTAATACTGTTGACGGAGAAGATTACGGACGTGGTAGAGTAGAAGAATTCCTTGGTGATATACGATCACTCGAAGGACTCTCTCAGGCACTCGTAGAAGGCTCTGCAGCAGCAGCAAAAGTCGTTTTCCTAGTATCGCCATCAAGCAGTACTAAACCACAGACTATAGCCCAAGCAGGTAACGGTGCAATCGTTCAGGGTAGACCTGATGATGTAGCTGTTATCCAAGTAGGTAAAACAGCTGACTTTAGAACAGCAGCTGAACAAGCTGGTACTTTAGAAAGACGTATCTCTGATGCCTTCCTTGTCTTACAAATTAGACAAAGTGAAAGGACTACAGCTGAAGAAGTAAGGTTAACACAGATGGAATTAGAACAACAATTAGGTGGACTATTCAGTTTACTTACTGTTGAATTCTTAATACCATATCTAAATAGAACCTTACATATCTTACAACGTAGTAATCAGATACCTAAACTACCTAAAGATTTAGTACGTCCTCAAATAGTAGCTGGAGTTAATGCTCTAGGTAGAGGACAAGATCAACAAAGTTTAATCCAATTCATCACTACTATTGCACAAACATTAGGACCAGAAGTAATTGGACAACACTTAAATCCTGGAGAATACATCAAGCGTTTAGCTGCTTCTCAAGGTATAGATATATTAAATCTTGTTAAATCTGAAGAGCAATTAGCACAAGAGCGTCAGCAACAACAGCAGATGGCTCAACAACAAGCTCTCTTAGAACAAGCAGGACAATTAGCAGGTACTCCAATGATGGATCCTGATAAGAACCCTGCAATCCGTGGACAATTAGAACAAATCAATGAACAGAACCAAGGCGAGCCGCCCACAACGGGCGAAGAAGAAGCCCCTCCCGAAGGTTAGTAAACCTGAAACCCTAATACCTGAAATAGATATTGCTGAACCAACACGTCTTGAAGCAAAGAATACTTTAATAGGTACAGACCCTGACTTTGTAACAACAGTTGGTTTAGGTAATTTAAAAGTAACCACCGCTAATGGAATAAAGAATGACGGAAAAACTGACGTATGATCCCACCCCAGCTGATGCTCCTGAATTTACTGAAGAAGAACAGCAAGCATTAGAAGTTGCGGAGAAGTTAGGTCAAGAAGAAAATGAATTAATTCTAGGTAAGTTTGAAAATGCTGATGAATTAGCTAAAGCTTACAGTGAATTAGAAAAAAAATTAGGTACAACTGAAGCAGAAGATAAGGCTGAAGTTGCAGAACCATCAGAAGAAACTGAACCTGAAGTTGAAGAAAGCCCTGCTATTTCATTAATTAATGAAGCTTCACAGGAGTACACTGATAATGATGGGCAGATATCTGAAGAAACTATGGCTAAGTTTAACGAGATGGATAGCAAAGATCTTGTTGCTGCTTACATGGATATTCAGAAAAATGCTCCTGCTAAAGACGACCAACCAACTAGAGATTTGACTGACTCAGAAGTCAGTACCATTCAACAGTCTGTTGGTGGAGAGAGAACTTATAATCAAATGCTCTCATGGGCAAGTAATAATTTAGATCCAAAGTTAATCGAAGGCTTTGATAATGTGGTACAATCAGGTAATCCACAAGCTATACAGATAGCTGTAGCAGGAATCAAAGCTCAATACGATGAAGCTAATGGATACGAGGGTCGTATGTTGTCCGGAAAGTCAGCACAAACATCTGGTGATGTTTTCCGTAGCCAAGCCGAACTGGTAAAAGCTTTGGGCGACCCTAGATATGAAACTGATCCTGCTTATCAACAGGATATATACGATAAATTACAACGTTCATCTAACGTACAATTTTAACTATGTCTAAAGCTTATGACCCATCGGCACGTAACGATGCCATGGTGGTAAAATTTAAAGTTAATACTTCTGGAGATAGATGGTTTATACCATACAATGATAACGATACTACAGCTGAACAATTAGCTCAGTGTAGTAAAATTGTAGGCAATACAGCCGATACTTCAGTAGCTGGGGCAGCAATGTAATGACAACTGCTACCCTTACAAAACAATCCAATTGGAATGAGTTCTGTGACTGGGTTACAAGCACCAACAACCGCCTCTATGTGGGGTGGTTCGGTGTCTTAATGATACCCGCACTCTTAACTGCAGCAACCTGTTTTATAATAGCGTTTATAGCTGCACCGCCCGTCGATATTGACGGCATTCGTGAACCAGTCGCCGGATCTCTACTCTATGGAAACAACATCATCTCAGGAGCAGTGGTCCCCAGCTCCAACGCCATCGGAATGCACTTCTATCCCATCTGGGAAGCAGCTAATCTCGATGAATGGCTTTACAATGGCGGACCTTACCAACTCATTGTCATGCACTTCCTCATTGGCATCTGCGCTTACATGGGACGACAATGGGAACTTAGTTACAGATTAGGAGCAAGACCTTGGATAGCTGTAGCTTACTCCGCACCAGTATCAGCAGCCTTTGCTGTATTCCTCATATATCCATTCGGACAGGGGAGTTTCAGTGATGGTATGCCTCTTGGTATTAGCGGTACTTTTAACTTTATGTTCGTATTTCAGGCAGAACACAATATCCTTATGCATCCGTTCCA